TTACCGCTCCAGCCGTTTTTGATGTTCCCCGTGCTGTCATACAGCAGATTTCTTCCACCTATCTGTATACTGTCAACCGCTGACTTTGTGGCGTATATTTCCGACACTGTTGTCCGAAAGCCCGACAGGTTGCTTTCAAGAGCGGAAGTACGAGTGCCGATACTGCCTATGCTTGCAGTCAGCTCCGTGAATTTTGCATTTATCGTCTGAGATGTTCCGTCTATGACGACCTTACTTGTATTAAGATAGGTGCTGTTGTCGGCATTGATACCGTCAATAACGCTCGATATATCCAGCTTACTGCCGCTGATATGTGCATCATCAGCTACCATATCATTTTTGATAATGCCGCTCTTTATGCCGTCTTCGTGAAGTCCGTCATAAGAAGTAAACATTATCTTTCCGTTTGCATCGGTAACGTAAATGCCATAGTCGGATTTACCGTCCTCGCCTATCTGGACACGGACGGTATTATTTACATCCTTGATCTGTATTGTGTTTCCGACTATCTGCAATTTTCCGCTGCTTGATTTTATCGTAAAATCATCGGTTTCGATGGTCTTTGACCGGAAGTTTGCGGCTGTAAGGTCCTTTATCAGCGCAGTCGCTATTTCCGCATTTTCGGCAGTCAGCTTTATAGATGTCAGTTCACCCGTGCCGGCTTTGCCTGACAGCAGAACATCTATGTTTGCAACATCGGATTTCAGTGATTTAAGTGTTGCCGTATCGGCCACAAGCTCATCTATATCCGCTTTCTTTGCATACAGCTGTTCAACATCTGCTTTCTTAGCCGTCAGATTGTCAATCGTGGCTATCTGTGCGGAAAGCTCGGTAATATCAGCCTTTGCGGCATAGATGTTTTCGAGGTTTGCAATCTGTGCATTAAGCTCTGCAATATCCGCTTTTTCAAGCAACGCTTGCTTTGCGCTGATTATATCTGCGGTTATTCGTTCCGCCTGCTTCTGTGCAGGAGACTTATAGCTTTCGCCGCTGTCCGCAGATTGTTCTGTGGCGGGCGCTTCTATTGTCATAGACAGGCCGCCGTTATACGTCACAGAAATATTTGCGGCAGGAATTTTCACAGTTTCTCCGCCGTAGGTTATGCTCATCATATCCCACGCATCTATCAGCATATTGCCAAGCCTTAACAGAATTTCACCCGTGCGGTATTTAAATCCGTTTAATGACTTCTGCACCGTGTTCAGCTGATTTTGAGTCATAAACAGGCAATCGTATGTTATCGCAGTGCCTGTGCCGGCTGTAAAATCTCCGCACACCACACGTCCGACTGTAATATCGTCGGTAGCAACTGTGGGTGTATCATAGCAAAAATCGGACAATTGCACCGCCGTAGTATCAAACCACTTGAACGCTATCTTGCCGGTACGGTCACAAATGGCGAATTTGCCGTACAGCCCTGCGATATATCCGATTATTTCACGGCAGGTATAGCCCTTAGGCTTGTCCTTTATCGTTACCGCCGTAAGCCCCGAAGTATTAAAGGCAACGCCGCACTTTGTCACTATCTCAGACAGCATTTTCAGCGTTGTGGACGGATACGACAGGCGAGAAAAATAGCCTTTTTCCGTCTTTGCCATGTTATCCTCAAGCGTTACCGACAACCGTTCTCCGCTTTTCTCGATTTTCTTTACCGTAAGCACTCCCTGCGGTGCGTATTCGCCGTTCACGCCAAAATACAACGTGCAAGCGCTTCCCTTTCTGACCGTCGCAGGAAGTGCCGACAGCTCGACTTTTGCGTTTGCTATGACAGTTCCGCCCGGCACTATGCTCTCACTGCACGATCCGCCCGAATAGCTTACGCTGAACAGATCGTTCACCGTTACATTATTACCGAAATCCAGCTTGCAGCAGTAGACAGGCTCAGCACCATTAACGGCTGACAGAAAATCATCCGAAACATTTGTATACAAGCTATCACCTACCTTTCTATCAGATTTATTGACACACTCTTGTAATAATAGCCGCTTCCTGCATACAGCTTACCTGCGGCGGTAAGATCTGTACTGTATGCGGTTATCTCCTTATATTCGCCGTCATAGTCGAATTTTACGGCAAAATAATCGGGTTTGTTCTCAAACAGATTACGCAGGCTCTTCACCTGCGCTTCTGTGAGAAAAGACCATTTAAGCTCTATCTTGTATTTCCAGCAAAGTATGCTTCCGACGGTTGTTCCTGCGGCATTTCTGCCGGTGTTTGGTTCCCACGTCTTACATCGTGTGGCATTATAGCCGTCAATATCGGGCGGCGGGAGCAGAACACCCTTAACCCATATCAGATTTTTAGCCAAGTGCATTTACCCCCGTTCTGTATGTATTCTCCTTGTTCAGACGTACTATCAACCGGTAAAGCGTTTTACCGTCAACCTCACCCTTAGCGATAAGATTAAGACCTTTCAGAAACTCCAGTATCTCACGGAGCAGAAGTACGACTTCCGTCATATCTCCGCCTTCGCCGATTATGTCCTTGAGCTTTGACAGAGGCGCAATTACCTCTGGGTCTGTTCCTGCATTACGGTTATCACCGACCATTGCAAGCGTAGGCGCATACGCAAGACCGCCCTTTGCAAGTTTAGGTATCAGCGGAGGGTTTTCAGGCATTGAGAAATGCCAGTCCTGACCGAACAAATCGCCTATTGCGCCTGCCACACCGCCGATAGCGTCAACTATACCCTTTACTACAGTGTAGATACCCGTCCAGAGCATATTAATACCGTCGATTATCAGATTGATAACTCCTTTGATCACGCCCCAGATTGTGTTCCAGATACCGCTGAAAAAGTTGCATATTCCCTGCCAAGCCTTATTCCAGTCTCCTGAAAATACACCTGTTATAAAGTCTATCAGTCCGCCGAAGGTCTTAATAATACCGCCGATTATATCGCCGATAGCGGTAAATACAGTGTCAAAAACGCCTTTGACCGCCGCCAGTACATTTTTTATCGTGGGCCCCAACGTTTTCACGAACCAATCGACAAACGGCTTTAGAAAATTCCATACTGCTTTTACGCAATCCACGATTTTTGCGACAACGGCAACGACCTTTACATAGACAGGCTTTATTGCTTTGTCCCACAGGGATTTTATAAGGTCACATACCCACTGTATAACGGGCTGTATCCACTCTTTATAGACCGTCAGCACTGTATCACCGACTGAAGTTATAAGAGACTGAATAGCTTCCATCATCGGTTCGCCATACTGCGACCATAGCTTTGCCGAGGTTATCCACAAATCGCTCCATACGCCCTGCAAGGTTGTCAGTATCGGCATAACACCGGTTACAAAAACCTCGTTGAATATTGTCTTGACGGTTTCAAAGAGTGTCGTCATAACCTCTGCGGTCGCCGTCCACTGATCTGTCAGCAACGGTAACACGGTTGTTATCATTGTGTTCAGCGAAGGGAAAATCACGTTATCCCACAGCTGACCGAACACAAGATTAAACGTATCTCCAAGCCCTGAAGCTATCGTACCTATTGACTTAAACGCTGTCTGAAGCGCCGGAGTCAGATTATTTGTAAAATAGTTTTTGAACGGCTCGGCAAGAGTTGCCATATCACTCCAGGCCTTGCTCATATTATCCTTGAAGCCCTCTATAACGGGTGCGAATTTTTTGCCTATCTCCGCAAATATCGGAGCAAAATTTGTGTCGAAATACTTTTTGACGTTTGCAAACTGCTTTTTCAGCAGAGCAAACCCCTTTTTAATCTGCTCACGAATCTTATTTCCGATACCCTCGGCTGTCTTATCGCCCTTGCTGTCAAGTGCAGAGAGATTAGAGGAGGAGCTGTCGCTCTCGTCCTTTGAAGCAACATTCATCTCATCAAAACTTGCAAGGAAACGGCTGTTTTCCTTAGCCTTTTTTCCGACAGCTTCGACCTTTTTTGCCGCTTCAAGCGACTTTTTATACGTTGTGCCGAACAGCCCCGAAATAAAGCTCGCTATAGCTTTGGTTGCTGTGGCAAGTCCGGATGCCAATGTATTAAGCGCCGGCATGATAGCGTTTACTATAGGCGTAAACGCAACCTGAAGATTGCCCTTTATCTGCTTTATACTGTTGCCGAACTCCTCGTTTGCTCCGATAGCGTCCGACATTACCGACTTTATGCCACGAAACGCCGCATAAAGCCCTGCCATAAGAAACGTAGATTTAAGTGCGGATTTGACACTTTTACCAAGTCCGCCTATTGTCTTGCCGAATCCACCGGCAGAAGTTTTTGCTTTGCCGAGCGATTTTTCAGCAGAAGCACCTACTTTTTTGACCGACTTTTCAAGGTTATCAACAGGTTTTTCTGCTCTTTTGAAATGGCTTGCAAAAGAGGAAGCCAGTTTTTTCACAGGAGCAATGACCGAGTTATTTACCGCCGTGCCTACCGTTTTCAACGTGTTTTTCACCTTTGAAACAGGCTGTATTATCTTGCTTGCCGCCTTATCGGCCGTTTCCAGCACCTGCTCAATCTTTTTACACCCCGAATCCAGTACGGCGGTAGTTTTTTCTACCGCACTCTGCACTTTTTCGTTTGATGCAGCAGCCTCTGTTACCGCTGTTTTAACCTGCAGCATTTTGTCTATCAGCATCGCTATGACAGGTAACGATTGCAGATTTATGTTGTTTGTGCTTTCAGGTATCTTGTTTACCGCTTCGGCAGCCTGCCGTGCGGCTTCAGCCAGCTTTTTGGCTTCTGCATCCGCCTGCATTGCCTTATCTATCTTGGCTTTAGTAGCTTCGGACTGCCGCTGCAGTTTCAGCATACTTGTTTCAACAGCGTTTATTTTTTCTATTATGGCATTGCCCTTTTCGCCTGCCATGTCTTTATCAGACATTGCCGCCATTTCTCTGTTAAGCTGTTTCCACTTCTCCTGTGCAAGCTCTATTTTTTCGTTAGTCAGCTCAAGACTTTTGTTCAGACGGTCGATAGGTTCGGAAGGAATTTCAAAACTGCCGACATCAATTTCGGGGAGCTCCTCTTTTTCTTTGGACTTCTTCTTATCGCTTTTCGGCTGATAGTTGTTCACGAAATCCATAGCTTCTTTGCTATAACCGGGTCCGAACTCGTACTTGTTATTTATCGCTTTGCCAAGACTTTCTGCTTCCTTTTCCGCTTCCTTTACAGGCTCGACAAGCGCCTTTTCCAGAGTTTCGGAAGCCTTTTCGGCACTTTCGGATATAGAGCTTTCAAGCGTCTTTCCTACCTCTTCGGCGGGCTTTTCGACCTTCTGCACAGCCTTTTCAACGCTCTGCGTCACGGTCTTTTCTACAGCCTTGCCGACTTCCTCAACAGGCTTTACAGCCTTATCGGCGGCTTTTGCCACACTGTCGGTAAGTGCCTTTTCGGCGGTTTCACCGACCTTATCCCACTGCGACTGTATGCTTTTCTGCAAAGCCGAAAGCTGTTTGTCAAGCTCTGCGTCTATTATCAGCGACAGGCTGATAGTGCCTACTGACGCACCGTTTCCGTCAGCCATTTACTCACCTCCCCCGAATGCCTTTTTTATCATCATTTCAAGAGCCGTTATATCGCTCTGTATCTGTTTTGGAGTTTTCTCCGCAAGCTGTTTCTTCGCTCTGAATGCCGCCCACTCCCGCCGTATGCGGTTTTCATACGGCGAAAAGTGTTTGAGCATCTCCTTGTTATCCTCGCTTCGTATCCGCACTGTCTGACCGAGCGGAGTATCATTCATAATGCCGGATACAAGGCTCAGCCAGTCAGAATAGTGCAGATCGTCCTGCTCAGACGGCAGTATGTGATACTGTTTTGCTATCGACTGCCGTATCAGCTCACGGTCATACTCGACATCGTACCAGACTTCATTACTCGTGAAATCGCTCGGTATCTTCCTGTCCCGTCATGGCGGATATTACTATCTCGGACAGCTTCTGATATGCCGCCCACGGCATATTCATTTCGCTTATCTCCTTAGCGGCGGCAGGCTCGAACGCCAGCTTGAACATCTCGTCAATCTTTTCAATGTCCTTCTTTTCGCCGTTATTGTAAAGCGCCATTACCTTCTTGACCGTCTTTTCACGATCGTCTACCTTGTAGACCTTTTCTCCGATGCGTATTTCGGGAACGCCCACGAGTAACTTTTCATCAAGTGTGTACATCTTAGCCATTGTATTTATCTCCTTTACTTTGCGTCTGTAAATGTGGGCTTGCCGTCCGACATAATATCAAATGCAAGAGGTGCGACCGCTGTGGAGTCGCCCGACTCCCACTCCGTCACGTTTATAACGCACGGTATTGTCAGCGTTGCGCCGCTGGGGAACGTCCACACTACAGTTGTGTGGCTGTCTGCGCCTGTCTTAAGTGCAAGTCCTGCAACATAATCGTTGCCTGCGTCACCGATGTTTCTCTTGCCGGATACGCTGACGGTCAGTGCCTTGCCTGTCACAAGTCTTCTTGTCCAGCCTTCCTGATCGAACGGCTTCCACTCCTCGACATTGCCGTCAATGGAAACCGAAAAGCTCTCCATATCGGCAATAGTTACAAGATTCTCGGCTGTCGCACCTGTTCCGCCTGTCTTGTCAATCTTGAACTGATTTTCATATACGGGATATACTCCTGTTTTGTTAGCCATTGTTAATTACTCCTTTCGTAATAAACCGTCACATCAATAACGTACTCGCAGATACCTCTTTCATCTCTGCCTGCGTTATGCACCTCACTGCAACTCAAAAAGCCGACCGTGTGCCCCCCGGCAACATAGCCGTGTACATCGGTCAGCTTATCAAGTATTTCGTTTGCCGCACTCTCGGCTGTAGTCGGATTGTCCGTCCAGTGTATCAGCACGCTGATGTGCTTTTCGTATGTTTTCGTGCATGGCTTTCCGCCTATGCTGATTTTCTTAGGATAGGTGTTTTTTGACGCATACACGCCGATACACTTATCCTGATTTGCGTTTATACAGCCTGCGTATACATTCTCTATGCCGAGAACATCAGCAAGCATATCGGCTGTTTCAAGTAACGTCATACGCCTGTTTTTCCCTTAAATATTTTTGTGAACGAGTTTTTGACAAAATCCTTTTTGTCACCTGTTATGTACGGCTCAAGCCAGTGATCAGTCCTGCCGTTGCGGAATTTCAACTTTTTGTCGGTCACTTCTTTCTTTATACCGCTCTTTGCCCAAGCACTTTTGGTATTTGGGTCGATCATCAGCTTGCCATAGTAGAGATACCGAGAGTATAAAGCACTGTGGTCAATCGTGGCGATGACAGTATTACCGCTTTTTTCCGAACGAACAAATATACCGTTAATAAGGTCGCCCTGATCAATCGGTGCTGTGTTCTGTACTTCGGTCACTACCTGTTCCATCGCCGCTTGCGCACTGTCAAGCACCGCTTTTTCAATCTTTGCTATTGCAGCCTTATCGAGCTTTACGGTTACTTTTATCACTATATCAGCTCCAGTCTTGTGTAATTTACCGTTCCGTCGGGGTTTTTAGCCTTTTCCGAGCCGTATATCTTGTACTCTCTGCCACCTATCTCCACAGCTCCGTCAACTATCGGGCTGTCCGGGGCAATATCACCGCAGAAAAGAGCCTCGCCCGAAAGCGTTATAAGCTGTTTTTCTGCGGATAATTTCTGCCGTGCTTTTTCCGAATGAAAGCATTTACCCTCAAATATGACCGTACGTTTCTTTGAGCCGTCACGGTTAAGGCCGTCTGTACGATACACGGTACAAGGCGTTGTACAAACCCTTTCGGGTACAAGTTTCGGATATTTCATTATAACCCCCTGTAGCAAAGACCCGTCTGCAACAGCGTGTTATAAACCTGCCGTGTTGTCGTAACGCCGCAGTAATTTATAACCTTAGAGCTGTCAAAGGACATTGACACACCGCTGATACTATAGGAACTGAGCGGACTGTCAAGCAGCTCGGCATTGTCAAAAACAAATGCTGTCTGCTGTGACAGTGCCAGCCTTACCTTATCCTGCTGAAACGCTGTCAGATTGTCGAATCCTATAGCTGTTATGCGGTTGAAGGTCAGTGTGTCGATGTCGCTCTCCGCCCTGTTTTCAAGAGCGTTGTACTGCTGTTCGGTTATCGTACTGTCGGGGCATAAGGTCTGAAATTCCGCAAAAGTGAGGTACATTAAGCCTCACCCTTTTTTGTCTTTGCCGCCTTTACCTGAGCAAGCTCATCACGGAGCTTTGCTATCTCCGCCTGAGCCTTTTCATATTCGGCATACGGCACGGTAGCCTGCGGAGAATGCTCCACAGCCCCGTTATCGCCGATTATGTCATACCCCTGTGCAAGGTATGACTTCTTCTCGGCTTCCGTGATAGTATACTGCTTGTTTGCCTTTACTGCTACCATAGTTACCTCCTTAGTATGTTACGACTATAGCCTTTGCGTTGCCGGGAGCGGTATTGAATGTTATCACACCCGATGACTTGTCATAGCTGTAGTCTGTTGTCGCTGTACCGTCTACAGTTACGCCGATGAGCTTTTCGGGCTTGTCGGTCACTGTGAATGCAGTTGTCGAGCCGTTACCTGCGAATGTCTGCGTCAGAGCAGATACATTCATGATACAGCCGTCAACAAACAGGTGATCTATCGCAAATGTACCGTTGTACTTGCGGTTCTGGTACAGATAGTTGTCTGCCGTTCTGCTGTCAGAGCCGGGAGCAAACAGATGTATATATGCGTACTTATCTCTTGACACCTGGCATTCGGGGTCAATGAGAATGTAGTTTATCTGCTTTGCGCCGACACCGGACTTACAGCCGTCCGTGAAATCGTACACGGTCTTGAAACGAGCTGAGGGAACTGTAACGATATTGCCTATATCGTCAACGGAATGAATACGTCTGTCGATACCGCCGCTCTTGATGTCGAGCGTTCTCTGAATACCCTCTGCGTTCTTGAGTATCGTCTTATAGTCTGCGGTGACATAGAGTATCATTCTGTCAAGCGGCACGCCCTTATCTTCAAGTGTCTTGAGGTTCTCGTCAAAGTCCTTGAGGACATTCTCAATCGTGAGCTTGTCGTGCTTTATTGTTGCACCCACTCTTACAGCCTCGGCATACAGCTTTGAGAATGTATAGCTGTCGTGTTCGGGGATTGCCTGCGTCCTGTCGAAACGGCTCTGAATGTTTGCCAGTGATACAACGGTATCGGTTTCGTCAAAGTCCATAGGATCTACTACGAACTCGATAGAACGGTCGTGATCGAGCGTCTTTGTTTCGTAGTTGTTCTCGTATGTACCCTGAGGGAAGCCGAGCGATGCTCTTGTGTGGTCCTTATAGCCGGATACCGACAGAGTGGGTATCTTGATTGTTTTTCCGCCTCTGAGCTGAATATCGGAATTTGAGTGATAGAGAGCGTCGGCCTTTGATTCCTGACCGTAAAGCTCTCTGAGCTGATTGGTATACTGTTCAGCATAGTTGATTGTGTTTGACATTTTTACACCTTACCTTTCTTACTTCTTTTTCTTGATACCGAATGCGTTATCAAGTCTGCTGTTGTCGGGCTTTTCTTCCTTGTCGGAGCTGCCTGCACCGACCTTGAATCCGCCCTGCTTTTTGCCGTCTGAGCCGTCAGCCTTCATATCGGGATATTTCTTGACTACCGCCGACAGTGCCGAGTTGATGTCCTCGCTTTTGCCGGACTTGACGTAGCTTTCGGCAATAGCCACAGCATCGTCCATACAGTCAGGCTTTACACCGAGCGACATTGCGGCTATCTGTGTTTTCAGCCTTAAAATCTCCTCGTCCTTTGCATCGGGAACGGCGGGTGCAGGCTCAGATTCGGGCTTATCCGCCTTTTCTTCGGGCTTATCGTCCTTCTTGTCCTCTGCCTTGCTCTCATCGGGCTTCTCTGCCGTGCCGTTATCGTCCGTCTGCTTGTTGTCGGCGGGCTTCTCTTCGGGCTTAGGCTCATCCTTCTGCTCCGCTGCGGGAGCGGGCTTCTTCTCCTCTTCGGGAGTTTTCTTTTCGGGTTCCATTGCTTTACCTCGCTTTCTTTGATTTTGGGTATAAAAATACCGACCTCGTGGAGCGGTAAAATTATCAGTCTTTATTTGTAAAAGTAATCGGTATAATCATTTCCGGCAGAAAATTCATTTCATAATGATATTTATCAATGTAAGCACCGCTTACGTCTTCCACTGTGTACATTGTCCAGTCATTCAAATACACATAATCAACCTTGTACACGTTCGGAGCAACTTCTATCGTTACAACCAGCTCGTTTGCTTCGTTGTTTGAAATAGAAAAATTACCAATAAGCTCAAGCACTGGTTTGTCGCTCCTTGCATTGATAACCGACAACCGCCTTGTCACATTGAAGTTATCGGCTTCTTTCTGCACATCGTACGTCACTCTGCCAGCTTCCGTGCAACCACACAGAAGAACCGCCGTCAGTATAAATCCGGCTCCGGAAATAATGATTTTCTTAATTTTGTTCATACTAAAAATCCTTTCGTTCGTATTTTAGATATAAAAATACCGCTCCTTTCGGGGCGGTAAAATTATTAAGTTTGGTTGTGCAATTGATTGCACACGGGTATAAGAAAACCGCTCACTGCTGTGGGCGGTTCTTATCTATTCATTTTTTCTGATTTAGCTTCTTCCAAATCTATATAGCTCTGTATGATGGCTTCTTTCTCTTTTATTTCCTTTGGTGCATCCGCAACAAGATGAAAAGTCTCGTCATAGTAAGGCTTAACTTCATCGTACAATTTAGCTATATTAGGCGTCATTAAAACTCTCATCCTATCACTCCTCTTAACAATTGAAAAACTCGGAATTCAGTATACGTTTCATAATATTTACGCTTATCATGCTGAATTGATGCGTACTTGCTAACAATAATATTATATCCCTTAGCGGCTAATTTGTCAAGTCTATTCTTTGCTTTGCCGTTGATAAACATTATATAATCATCATAATTTTCGGATGTAACGATTCCGAATTCTCTTCTGTATGTTTCTGCGTCCATCCAGTGATACAACTCATGAACATATGAGCTCAAATCATTTTCACTACATGCAAGCTGTTCCATGACGATTGGCATATTCTGTGGTTTATAAACGGTCATATCTTCACAAATAAGCAATTGATTTTCGATGGCGCGATATACAGCAACATCCATTGTAGCCATATCCTCGTGGCTGACAACAATAATCTTTGGAAGATTTTCTCTTTCTGTTATTTCCATTTTATCAACTGCTTCTGATATGTTTTTGTCTATCTGATGTAACTTCTTAGGCTTGATTTTTACATTCTCAGAAACGTAAATGGCATTCTGTGTGTTATCGGCTTTGTGAGCTTTAACTTCATAATCACGAGTAAATGTAACCTCATCATTTTTATTTAGAACAACGGGGCGATAACTCTGCACCTTATCGTCCGCTTTTGGAACTATAACCTCAGTATAAGCTTCCTCTGACTTCTCAAGCTCGCCGGCAGTAGCCTCAATATTATTGCTCTCTGAAGCGAGAATGTCTTTTACAGGCTGTTTTACAGTTTCCTGTACGTTTTCTGTCGTTTCGGCAGTTTCATCGGCTTCATCAGTCGTAGCCGCAGTCGGCGTATTGTCTGTGTCTTCGTTGCTCTGAACAGGCTTTATAGACTCAGGCTGTACAAAATTCATTGTGTTTTCGTTATTTTCCGGCTTAGAAACGTTATTTTCCGGCTCGGAAATGTTATTATCCGGCTGAGGAATATTAGGCTCTTTATTTGTCGGAACAGGATTTTTGCTTTCGGTATCGGTAACTTTAACAGGCGCTTCTTCCGTTCTCGGAGCTGTCTGCTTCAGCTCACCCTTACCGCTGTAGATCTTCTCCCTCGAATAATCTCTGCGAAGAACATCGTCGTGCTCTTTGATAAACTCTCTGAGCTTGCCTTGCTCCTCACGGAGCTTACGCTTATACTCCTTGACCTTCTTCTCGTCCTGTGTGCCCTCAACCTTGCGTTTGAGCGCTCTTATCTTGCGCTCCATAGCCCGTTGCTTTTCTTCAAGCTCTCGCTGTTCCCGTATCTTCTCGGCAGGAATCGGCTGAGGTATCTTTGTAAGCCCCTCTATGTACTGCCCCATAGTATGACGGCAGTTAGGGTGGAACAGCCCGCCACGGATTGCCACAGACAACAGCATAAACCACTTGTCACAGTAGTTTGACTTGCCGAAGTCGCCGCTTCTCTCGCCGTTCCATATCGTGAATACATCATCAATGTAAACCTTGCCCTGATACGGTTCGCAGGTTTCTGAGCAGCCTCCGTACTGCGATATAAGCACAGTGTCATATCCAAGCTCCGCAAAGCGTTTAGCCGCCCCCTGCAATGTTGCTCTTGTGGACGTTGTGCGCAGTGCCATACGCACATAATCGGCAATATTAACTCGCCTGCCATCTGCGTATACAATGCAGTTTATGCCTTTGTCGAGGAAGTCCCTTGTTGCAAGGTCGATTGCTTCATTAAGCGTAATTGAGCCTGTGCCCATCATAAGCTGTACCTTGTTCAGCGTTGTGCGGTAAACATCGTCCATATTACGCACAGCGGCGGTAAGGGCGGTCTTTTCAAGCGTTGTGACGTCTTCCATCAGCTTATCCATCTTCGGCTTGTTGACCCCGAAAAAGTGATCATCCGGTATAGCTGTCGGCGCTTCGGGCGGCTGAGGCTGTGCCGGAACATCGGGAACATTGACGCCGCTTTCCGAAACATCAATGACCGACTGCTCCGCTGTATGCTCTCCCTCGTGAAACTGATCCGTCATAAGCTGTCGGGTTTCATCGTCAATAACATCTACATATTTGTCCGCTATCTGAGCGTTCTCCTTGCGAAAATTGTCAATGTTATTGAGCTTTTCAGCCTGCCACGCTGACCATTCAAAGCCTTCTTTTTCTTCTTCGGCTTTATGACGTGAAAGATTACGTTTCAGCGAAGCAATGAGCCTTAGCTCTATCTCCTCGAATATCCTTGCAATATCTCTGAAACTAAGCAAGCTCATCACCTACCGCAGATGTCGCACCATCGGCAAGCCCCTTTTCCTGCATTATGCGCTTGACTTCACCGGCTTTCCATTCGTCTTCTTTTGATGATCCCCACAGCTCCTCGACCTGCGTTTCGACCGACATAATGCCGTAGGTACTTGCCTTGCCGACCGTTTCGACACGGCTGTCAAAGTCGGGTGCGCCGTACTCACCGAAATCAACACTTACCTCATATTCTTCGGGGGCTTTGCCCTGCATATTGTCGTATGTTTTTAATACGGCCGACACAAGCTCAGGCAGAGCCTTTTCAAGCGCTGTCGTTATTGTGTTCCGGGTGTTGCCCGTAACGTCCTTCTTCTCTCGCTGAGCGTCTGCGGATTGCATTTTTCCGACATCTATACCGAGCGTGGCAGGCGATACAAGTCCTTGTAGACACATAAGCAGGCAGTTTGTATACGATGATACAAATGCGTCATACTTGATGTCGGGCTGGACTACCTCAATCTTCGGGGTAACGCCCTCCTGCAACGGCTGACTTATCGTGATGTAATTGTTGCCGAACTGGTTGAGCTTTCCGACCGAGCCGTTCTCGGCATTGCGGGGAATCATATTATCGGGTATGTACTGCTTCACACGTCCCATTCTGATTGCGTCCCACCACTGCGAGATAACCTCGTCCAGAGCGTCAAAACAATCGGATTTACCGCCGTCGAATATACTCTTGCCCCTGCCCGGATATTTCTTAGAAGCGTAAAACTTCAGCGGTACAGCCATTATATAATCCCCTGCAAACTCTACCCTCGGTTCTATCCCGGCAAGGCAAGGAACACTGTCAAGGCTCACCTCGTGACCGCTGTGGTCGTACAATCGGCTTTCAATGTAACCTCTGCCGTAATGCTCCTCAAGCTGATATATCCTGTTGCCGTCTTCGTGGGCACTGCGGAAGATAACTTCTGACAGCACGCCCCTCAGATAGCGATATTCGATCTTGTCGGCTCCCACAAATTCAACAATAGGCGTTAAGGACAGCGTATCATCGACCGAAATCTTGAAAGCGCCGTCACCCTCAACGAGCGTATCTACTATTGCCTTTCCGACAAGTGCGGTAAAGTCCGTGTTCTGCGATATATCCTCAAATGCCACTCTGCCTTTTTCGCCCTCGACCGCTATATCGTCCATATCCGAATAAACGATATAGGCGAGCGTATGGGCTATATGGGCAGGAAAGCCGCTGTGTATCTTGCGGACTTTCTCGTTATCGGGAACGCTCCCCCAGAAAGAATTTGTGCCGCAGCCGAGCTGCTTGAAGAACTGCGACAGCTCATAAGCGTCACCCCTGTACCACAGCTTCGCCCGGAGAATGTCCGCCATAAGCCCCGTTCTTTCGTTCAGGACAAAGGTTTGCTCCGATGCAGGATTTATATTGAGCCAGTTCAGAAACATCTGTCTGACTTTCTCTCCTATGTCAAATTTCATCTGTTTTCACGCTCCCTATAAGTGATTTGAACGGCAGCCAGGCATACTGGCAGGAGTTTATGCAGTGATCGTTGCCGTCCTCCGGCTCTGCCTTATCCTCTTTCCAGCTGTATATGTTAAGCTCCGCTATGTAATTTTTGCAATGTTCCAGGATATAAAAATCACCTGCCGCCAGCCACGCTGACTGCAAGTGAATACGGTCGATTATTTTCGTTTTCTTGAACGCAGGTATGAAGTTATACAGGCTTCCCGAAAGCCGCTTGAACTTCTGGCATTCGAGTATCGTTGCCTGATCTGCGCTGTCTATGTAGACATCTTTTGCAAAGCCCCACAGCCTACGGTTCTTCTCTAAAAACTCGGTAAAGATTTTCGGAATATCGGACGGTGTAAGCGGTATCTGACGGTCACGGTTGTTGTATGTTTCCTCGTCAAGCGTTACGCATTTGCGGTCCGCCGTGATTCCCACAAACGTAAATGCTATCGTATCAGGTGAAGACTGCGAGTAGGCTGTATCTAAACCCGCCGAGAACCGCTCGAATTTAAAGCCTTGTGCCGTACCGAGTGAAATTATATTACGGGGTTGTAAATCAAAAACAAGCCCCGTTGCACGCCCTCTCAAGCCCAGTATCTTGTTCTTGTACAGCTTAGTGCCCTTCGGGGCGGCAAGCATCTTTCGTTGTATGTCCTCATCGGTCAGCGAAAGATTATCACGAAAAGTAAAGAACCAGTACCGCCAATCCGGCACAGGTTCTTCCGTAAGCTCTTTCATTATTTCATCCGGCACGTCACAGGCGTATTTTTTGTATGGACGTGAACGGTTGACAAACTCTTTATACACCGGCAAGCCCGGATCATCGGGGTTCAGGGTAGCCATAAGGTAATCATTTCGGGTAGACATCTCACGGACAAACTCTATATCGGCGGTATTTATCTCGTCGATATAGACGCACCCGAACTGAGCGCCAAGTGCCATCTGCCATTTATCCTTGTTGTCATATCCGAGAACATAGATTATCTTGCCCTCAAACTTGATATGCGGCAGTTTATAATCCTTATCGCCGTTGCCGAAATACTTTGCGTTTGCGTGAAGGTCAAGAATGCCGTTGTCCTGCTGAATAATCGTTTCTTCTGCCTTGCCGGTTGTCTTTGCGGCAATAACGTGGAGTTTCTTTCGGCTTGCGGACACCATACGCATGAACTTTACGCCTGCGCCGACGGTTGTCTTTCCGCTTGCGGTAGTACCTTCGAGAAAGTCCGCTGTCACATTATGCACGCTGTTGATGAAGTCGATATATTTTTGTGACAGAGGAAAACTACTCGTCAAGCCCCTCACCGCCTATCTGAGCGAATACATCGGATAGCTTGTCAGAAGTTCTGACTTCTGCCTGTATCTTCGCAACATACTCCCCCGTCATCTTATTCAGCGTGTCAATAGCTCTGATACGGTCCGACAGCTCGTTCTGCTTATCATTAGCTATATCGGATAACAAAGCCTGCCGTTCTCTTGCGGTCATTATGCGTGCAGTCTGGGCGTCTTCGGTGAGCTGTTTTATGTATTCCGTAATTGTAGTATTTTGTAGTAATTTTGAAGCATTAGTATTTGCATACTTTTTACTGTATCCTGCCTGTATTGCACTCTGAGCGGCGTTACCGCACTGAGCGTAGTATTCGGCGAATTTCTTCTGTCTTTCGGTCATTGGCGGTACACCGTCCTTTCTTTTGGGTATAAGAATACCCGACACCGTTTGAGTGCCGGGGTTCAGGAGGAAAACTTATTGTTGTAGTTTTCCCATTCTAATTTTAGCACACTTGATTTCGGACATCAATAGGACAATGGCGGACATTAACGGACATTTGCGGACATTAACGGACATCAGCGGACAATTCTTTGAAATATCTGTCTAATGCCTTGCGTAATGATTCTCCGCTCGTTTCATCACACATACCTGCAACCTCGTCCCATGTAAACGTCTTAGATCCACAGCCTATGCAATACAGCTTCAGCGCCTTGTGAAATCGTCTGACCGGTATTGCGTCTATAAAAGCACATATTTTCTCGTTTTCGGCTTCTATACGGCTTTTCTCATTAAGAAGCGATACAGTACCAAGCCCGTGTATATAACCTTCGTCTTTTTTTGTCACAAGCTGATATGCCGGCGGTCCCGCTGAACCCTGAGTACTTATCAGCACTTTTTTCTTGCCGAGTTGCCTGTCTATACATTCAAGCAGCTCACAATTTGCACGGTATTTTTCTAAATCTGATAATGTCATTCTGCGTCCTCCTCTCAAAAATTAAACCATATTTTTTCTACTCGATGTTTACCCATCTGAGCCGTTGTCTGCTTCTCATCGGTATTCCACCCTGAAAGCATTGAGTTGTACAGCTGACTATCGTACCCGCTCAACACGATTTTGGACTTGCTTTCTTTAAGTACACTCAGCAGATTTATGTGGTACTCCTCCGACAATTCGCATGAATACATATTTTTCCTTCTAAGGCTCTGCAGATAGGGCGGATCGCAATATAAAAGCGTATTTTCATCGTTGTAGCGCCGTATTAACTCTATTGCGTCGATATTTTCAATCTGTGCTTCTTTAAGCCTTGCACAAATCTCCGATATTCTTCCGGGCAGATAGTTCCACATGGTTGCTGTTCTCGGCCCTCCGTAGGTCTGAACATTTCTCCACGACTTTTTACTGCTGTTGCTCGTTCCGAAAGACTGATGATACCGCACGAGCGTTCGCCGAGCTTGTTCTAAGGAATCATCCGATTTATCGTAACAATTCTCAAATTCTTCTCTGGCAAACGGCGTAAATTCTATTAGCCGTGCGAGTTCCTCCGGGTTATCCCTGCACACCTTAAAAAGGTTTACGATATTCCCGTCTATATCGTTTATCGTTTCTATGTAGGTTTGCGGTTTGTTGAAAAATACTGCTCCGCTGCCGAAAAACGGCTCGCAGTATACTTTATGTTCGGGAAAATGTGAGATAATCCATTCGGATATTCGCCACTTTGCGCCGGGATATTTTAATACAGCTTTCATTTTTCCTCCTCTTTCTCTCTTGCACATTCCAGCTGTGTATAAGCCATTTCATAACCGACTGCCCATAGATACACACGCATATCTATACTACTTCCGCAGTCATAAAGCCACTCATAATACTCATAGTACAGTTCTTGTAAAAAGTTTGTCATATCTGTCGAATAATGCGGTTTGGTATCCGAAAACCAATTCTCATCTATATCCGATTTTACAGCGTCCCAGAGTTCTTCTTCTGTATCAACGGAATACCATAAATGCTTTCTGCAGGCATTCAACAGTTCTTCGAGTTCTAATTTCATGTAGTCTTTCAGGTGGTATTTGATGTCTTCGAAAGCACTGTCCGGATCGTAGATATATTTATCGGTCGAACACTGAAATTTGCTTGTGAAGTAATGAACATCTTTGAGATAGCTTCTCATTTGTCTGGGACTGACCGCATTGTACCACGTTGCAATGCAATCTCCCAAGTCGCCGCTTATTATCAGGTTGCCTCTTTTTTTGTCGAGAATGTAATTAACGTAATAGTCGATACTTCCATCGGCTTTGCGCCAATCAATAATCATATAGCGGTCAGTGTCCTGTATTAAAGTTGCCTTATGAGCAGCAAACCTTTCCTTACATTCGTTCAAGATTTCTTCTTCAGTCATATTTTTTCCTCCTACAATCCTCCCACGCCATAGTAACGCAGGAAGCACTGCCTTTAAATCTGCTTATGATTGCTTCCGCCGTTTCCCTGTCACCGCTCACCGTCAATTTTTCTATCAGAGAATCGGTGTTATAATTTGTGGTTATGATCGTTGGCAGCATATTTTCGTATCTGTCATTGATTATCCGGTACAGGATAGGCACGGACCATTCGGTAGCCCGTTCCTTACCCAAATCGTCGATCACCAGCAAATCAGCCGTCTTATATGCAGTCAGTACCTCTTCTTCGTTCACTGTGCTGTCATACTCATAGCTTTGCTTTATATCGGCAAGCAGATCGATAGACGTCTTGCAGATAACCGGCACGCCCTGATTTATCAGCTTCAGTGCAATAGCTACGGCAAGGTGCGTCTTTCCTGTTCCGCAAGTTCCCTCAAGATACAGTCCTCTACCGTTATCTTTGTTATCCTGCCAGTTGTCAACATATTCTTTTGCTGTTTCGTATGCCTTGCGGTTCTCGTTGTTCACAGCAAAATTTTCAAATGTCCTCGAAAGAAATCGCTGCTTGATGCCCGATTTGCCGAGTATAGCCTCTATCTTCCGGCGCTTCTGTTCCTGTTCTTCTGCAATAGCCTGTGCCTTCCGCAGTTCTTCTTGCTTAGCGTCCCATCGCTTCCAGAACTCGACTGCTTTTTCGCAGTCACACCTTTGCGGTTGGTTCAACCACCATACAAGAGCTTTGCCTGCAATCACAATACATTCGTGGTACAGCGTCTTTCCGCAGTATTTACATGTCTTCGGTTCCGGTATGGGTTCGTCGCTCGGTATCCCCAGCTCCATTACTTCCTTGCTCGTGTATATCGGTCCGTGCTTAGTGCTGTCACCATTCGCTTGGCCTGAAATTCGTATGAGTTCCTCCATCGTTTACCTCAGCCTTTTTTCTCGGTACGTTATCCTGCTCCATCCATTTGGCAATTGTCGTTACGCAATCAAGGTCCTGCTTGCCTCTCTTCTCTGCCCAGTCACGAAATCTTTTCTTGTACTTCTCCGTTGCCTCGATACCGTACAGGTCAATCAGATTTTGCTCCTGCGAACCGGAAGCGGAGCGTACCGCTTCTTTTTCTTCTTTTTCTTCTTTATTCTTCTTATTCTTCTTTACTTCTTTAAGCGGGTCGACTCTGCGGTCGGTCAGCGGTCGGTCTGCGGTCGGTTGTCGGTCGGTCAGCGGTCGGTTATCGGTCGGCTTATCCTGATACTCATTGTAGTTAGATATAGTAACAATGGTGTATCGAGCGGTCGGTCGGCGTGTTATTTCTCCGCTGCTTTCCAGACGTTTAAGTGCCTTCAAAACTGTATCTTTACTGTAATTCAGCGTTGCGCCCAGTTTTGCAAGACTTACGACCGTCTGGCCTCGTTCAATTTTCACATCCCGCCAGTATGCAGGCTCGTAATTTGCCGTCAATAACAAGTGCATAAACACTCTGAACATTACCTCGTCAGAGTACCATTGCCACTTAGTCATCTTGCGGTACAGCTTTATGTAACCGCCCTCAATATCAGCCATCAGATCACCTCCGAGCCTGCGTCAGTTCTTTGTAATTGCGCCAGTAGTAATAGAATATCTCAAGCATTTTGCCTGCCGTGTCTTTCGGATCTTCTACAAATTCAACGGAAAAACCGTATCTGCTTGCACTGCTCCACGCTTTCAGCGTGGCATAGACATTGGCACCTATATCCTTATTCTTTCGCTGTGGCGACATATCCATCTGCCATTTAGGCACCTGATAGGACTTTAACGCACCCCACGAGCTTACATTTTCAAGAAGCAACGTAAAACCGTTCGCAAGCTGTGAAGCGGCGCTCATTTCCTTTTCTATGCGTGCCCTGTCCTGCATAATGTTGTTATATATCTCGTCTACATTCGCCTTTCGTTCTACAGCACAAGACAGGGAAAAGTCCCTGCCCTCTGCCATAAACGAATAATCGCCGAAATCGAGCTTTCTTTTTTCCGTCATTACTCCGCACTCGCCGAGCTTGTCAATAATGTGCTTGTTCTGCTGTTCCCGTGTATCATAGATAACGGTGACGGTTTTCATAAATGTCTTTTTATCAAAACTCATAGCCACCTCATCAGAATGGGTAATCATCGTCGTCATCATCGGGTGTTACTACTGCCGAGCTTGCCGGAGTGGTTGGTGCATTATATGAAGCAACCGCAGGTGCGGGCGTATAACCTGTCGTACCGGAAGAACTGCTGTCCTTCTTCTCACCCGTGAATGTCGAACGGTCAGCAACTATTTCGGTAACATATGCTGTATTGCCGTTCTTGTCCTGATAGCTTCTCGTCTGAATTTCGCCCTCAATGAGTATCATACGTCCCTTAGCAAAATATCTTGAAATGAATTCTGCCTCGTTACGCCATGCAACAATGTTAAGAAAATCGGTCTTTTTTTCTTCGCCTTTTGTCTGAAATCTGCGGTCAACCGCTATTCTGAATGACAGCACAGATACGCCTGACGGCGTGGTTTTAAGTTCAAGGTCGTTTACGATACGCCCCATAAGAATTGCCTTGTTGTACATTTAGTCCTCCATATCCTCAATATTACTGTCGATTATCTCGTCCCTGTAGTTTATTATCTCCGAAAGCACCTTAGTGTGACGGCAGTAATTGCACTTTTCACACCTCAGAGGTGTCAGTTTACCTTCCTTTATCATCTTGTAACGTGGCGATAAGGTCCTTACTGTAAAGAGTGCCTCGTCAAGATTTTCCTGCGGTATGTAGTATAACTGCAAGTCGGGCTCAGGCTTCTGTTTCGTTATCGCCGCTATATAAAACGGCAGGCTTTTGCCTGTATTCTGCCTTACGATTTCCTGATAGATCGCACCCTGTATGTCATAGCCCCAGTAATCAATGAAATGCTGCCATGCTCCAAACTCAGAGTTATATACCTCGTCAAAGTCCTTAACACATTTCAGGTCAACTATTGCTTTATCCGGATGATAGCTGTCAACCTTGATTTTATACGGCACACCGGCTATCTCACCGATGAAGATAACCTGCTTTTCGCCTGCCATATACCTTGAAAACAGTTCATCTCTTTCTGCACGCTGTATCATAGTTTCTGCGTGCTTGTATTCGCTTTTCAGATCGCCGTTTCGTGTGAATATCTCAGGGTGCTGCGCTCTGAAAATGTCGAGCGTCCCCTCGTAGTGTGCGTCAACGTAAGAGCCGACAAGGAGAGAAGTCGTAACCTCCCTCTCGTACTCTTCGTTAAGTTCAGCCAGTGCCGAGTTTTCGCATTTCTTAAATGCCTTGAACTGAGATGAGCCCATATATTTTCTGTTCATCTCAGGGCTGAAATAGTTTTCCGAGTTTACTTCTATCATAAGTAGTTTACCTCCAGCTCCCCGTCCGTTGTTCTTGTAGCGATAAACTGCAAGCCTTTTTCCTTGCACTTTTCGTACAGATGCTGTCTGTTCTCGGTGCTGAGCTTTTCTGTGCCGTCAATAAGTATCAGCTGTAAAGCATTAGGCTTTGAAACGGTAACATCAATGCAAAGATTCAGTTTTTCACCCTCGGAAAGATTGCTGACAGGCAAGCCGTGAATAAGAGGTATGCCGTTTTCAACTGTAAAACCTTCGATCGGTATCGTTGCATTTTCAAGTATCATACCCGGCAGACTGCGTGCAAGCTCTATCTTCTCTGTCAGCTTGTCCGCCTTGTTTTTTAGCGCCTTGACCTCTGATTCCATATTAACCATACGATTATATTCGTTCAGATGCTTTTTCATCGCTTCTGCTGTCTTTACCTCAGCTTCAAGCGCTGATGTGTCTATCCGCTCTTTTGAAAGACAGTCCTGCGCTGTTTTCATATCGCCGTCAAGCTTTGCTATCTTTTCACGGTAGGTAGCTTCAGCGACCGCCAGCTTATCCGCATAGATTGTATCGAATGTACCGAGCTTTTCCTCAGCCGCCTTTATCTCCGCCTTTTTGCGCTCAATCTCAGCGATAAGGCTTTCCTTTTCGGCAGAAATACGGCTCTTTTCATTAGAAAGCTCTATTTCCTTCTCAGCCTCATAGCCCCTTACCTTGTTGTTATAGCTGTCCATAAAAGCTCTTGCACGATCGATAAGATTGTTGTTGCGCTGTGCTTCCGTTATCTTGGCATATACGCCGCCAACATCATATTTGTCCCATTTTTCAGCGTCAAAATGTTCGGGTATGTCTTTTGCTATATCCTCGATGAACGCCCGCTTATGGCGCATTTCACGCTGAATATCCTGTCTTGCGATGAAATAGTCGCCGTGATCGCTCTGAATGTCTGAGAGTACCTGTAAAATGTTCTGCTGATAATCAACGCCGCTCGGTATCTCACCGAACTGTTCCTTTATCCAGCTCAGATCCCAGTCGAAATCTATCATATCAAGGATTATTCTGTTCTGTTCTTTTTCGGGGAGAGCGATAAACTTGACAGGATCTATCTGCAGTGGCGTGAATATCGACTGCAAGAAACTTTCGGGAGCAGGAACATCACGTCCGCCTTCCTTGATAGACTTGTAATCTGCCTGTCCGCTTCTCTTCTTGCGGTCTATGTACAATCCGCTGTCGGTTTCTATGATGATCTCGCCCTCATTCTCACCCTTTTTGAGAACAAAAGAGCGGTCGGAGCGGTTTGTCAGCGCATAGCGTATAGCATCAATTACAGATGTCTTGCCTGCGCCGTTCGTACCGGTTATCTCAACCGACTGTCCGTCAAGCTCGGTTTCCGATATGCCAAATAAGTTTTTGATCTTGATTTTTGTTGTTTTCATGCGTTACCTCCTAATGCATCGGGTGCTTTTCTGCTTTCGATCTTCTGTTTTTCTGCCAGTGAACAGTCCCAGCAAAGACTTTTGCCGTACTTATCGTATGACATCTGAGCTATCTGCTCGGCAGAGAATTTGCCGTTACCTGCTATTTCTTTTCCGCAGTCGGCACAAGTTCTTTCGGTCTGAGCTATCTGCGGTACTGTCGGACGTATTCTCAGTCCGCCGACTGTTTCACGGCCGAATTTCACGGTCGGATCAAAATATACCTGTATGGCACGGCCTGCCCAGTCTTCTATATATGGAGCGTTATACAGTTTCTGTATCTGCTTCATATTTGTCTTATTCAGTATAAACGGCTTCTGACCGTTCTTGAGGTGTGCCACTACCTCGTATTCTTTTTTACCGTTTACGCCTACTATTTCTTCACGGCGGACATAATCAATTACGACTACTATGTCCTGGCCGTTCGGAAGCGAGTACGCTCCGAGATAATTCGGGTTCGTAAGCAATTTCCAATGCGTTTTTATTTCCGGCATTACTTTTTACCGTTCCTTTCAGCTTTTCTAAGCGTGTATACGCACTTCCCGACCGCCATATCAAACCTTTTACAGTCGCTGTAGCAGTGCGTCATACACACCGGTGCATATTTGTAGTACGGGCATAATACCCAGTTGTTATTTTGCTCTGCGGTCTTGCCGCAGTGAGAGCAGGTCATACGGCAACCTCTTGTTTTATTTCTTCCATGCTGCTGTATTTTTTATTACACATCTCGGGAAGATTGGCACGCACTAATGCTTCTGCAAACGGCGGAGGCACTGCGTTACCACATCTCGCAATTTGCGCCGAGCGGCTATATTTTTTACCGTTTACATCAAAGTCGATTATATAGTCATCGGGAAAGCCCTGCGCTTTGTATAGCTCACGGGGTTCGAGCATTCTCATACCTATGTCAGCTATATAGTAATAGTTACCGTTAATCAATAATAGCAGCAGCTCATTGTCTGCAAGATTATAGCCGCAATATTTATTCAGCATCATCCGTATTTTTGACCAATGATTAAGGGAACAATTTGAATTATATCTGACTACCATTGTACTGATTAACGCAAAATGCCCTGCACTTGTGCATTCTGTCGGCAAAGGTTCTTCGATTGACTTGCAATCCTGATTATTACGCAATATGCACAAATGGCTTTCTACAAGGGCGTGCCGTTCTTTGGTTGTGACTGTATGTAACGGCTCTTTTACAGACGAAAAATTATTTCCGCTATAATACTTGACAATATGTGCTGCTGTCAGCGCATATCTAGGACTTGCGTCAATAGTCATTAACGGCTTATCTACTCTTTGTCCTCTCACTTCGCTTTTCGATGTTTCGGTATGATATTGTATCAATGACGGAGAAAGCAGAGCGTTATGATCTATAGCAGTTATAGTTGAAAGAGGTTTGTTTATACCTGTTCCTATTACATTGCTGTAATATTTCTGTATAGACGGAACGTACACTGCATCATTGTCATTGACAACAAAATACGGCTGTTCGGCTTTAATCGTGAATTTATCCAATCCTTTCGCAATTCGCCTTATAGTATTATCAGCAAGCAATTTTTTGCGGTCAAAAATGGAGTTGCAAGGAATTGACCAATCTATACATTCGGCTGCCGTTCTATACGATTTTAAGCCTTTTCCGTGTGTTGGCTTTGGAAACACTATAGGTTTTCCATCACATCTGGCAACAAGAAAAAAACGTTTGCGTATGGTTGGTGCTCCATAGTCGCATGCTTTTAACTCTTGCCATTCAACATTATATCCATGATATTTCAGCGCATTTACAAATGATTTAAATGTTCTGCCTTTTTGTTTGATATCCGGATAACCGTTCTTCAACAAAGGTCCCCATGTTACAAATTCTGGTACATTCTCGAGTATAATGACTCTTGGCTTGACTGTAGCAGCCCATCGAAGCGCTATCCATGCAAGACCTCGGATACTTTTGCTAACTGGTTTTCCGCCTTTAGCTCGGGAAAAATGTTTGCAATCAGGCGATAACCACATTAAACCAACTTTACGACCCATGCAAATCTCGTAGGGATTAACATCCCACACGCTTTCACAATAATGCGTTGTATACGGATGATTTATCGTATGCATTGATATGGCATCGGGATCATGATTTATCGCTATATCTACAGGTCTTCCTGTAGCCAACTCAATGCCTGTACTTGCTCCGCCTCCACCTGCAAAATTATCTACAATAATTTCATCACACAAGTTCAATTGTGCTCTTCCAAAATCCATACGCTGTCCTCTTTATCATTCTGCCCGCTTCTATCTGTTCTGCTATCAGCTGTACCGCATAATCAATCGTCAGTCTCTTGCCGTCCGGATTGCCCTCACGTTCGACTATCCGCCACAGCTTTGCGTGTGCCTTAGGTACTGCCGTCCAGAACTCGTCCTGTGTTATAGGTCCGATGAGAAGTTCAATTTGTTCTTGTAATGGTGTTACCATTGACATTCCTTTCATATTGTGATATAATTACTGTAATAACGTTTTTGTTTGTTTTATGGCTGTCGTCCTTGTGACAGCCTTTTTCCTTTATACTGATTCTCTACCGACAACCTCATAGACCACTTTGTGTATTTCTGTCGCATCAAAAAGGTGTGCATTACAGCTTTCACGGAAACTCCCTCTTTATGTACTGGCTGAGTCGCTCTATCTTCTTATGAAGATTGACACCGAACAGAGCCTTTTCTTCTTTCGTACAGCAGAAACGCATATACATCTGTGTTACCATTATGTACACGTCTGCAAGCTCCTCAATTACATCAGCACGCTTGCTTTCGTCCATATATCTTGTGCGTCTGAGCTTCAAAATTGCTTTCTCAAGCTCGGACATCTCTTCAAACAACATATCTTCCTGTGCCATCTCGCCATAGGATGCAATTGCACATCGGAGTATCTGTTCTTCATCTTCGTTTATCTGAGGTATTGACATTTTATTCTCCTGTGTTATACTTATCTTGTAGATTTTGTTTTGCTCCCTTACGGGAGCTCTTTTTTTCTCTCTACCGACAACCTCATAGACCTCTTTGTTTATTCTTGTCATACTGTAGCACGTTTCGCTTTGCGTATGTCCTTTTCTATGGAAGTGTATTTCTGTCATATCGAAAAGGTATGCATTACAGCTTTCAAAGACAAACTCACACCAGTTGCCGTAATCTCCGTACTCAGTACGGAAGATGTCGCCGGGTTTCATTTCTGCGGCAGTCTTGATAATGGGCTTCTCATATCTGATTATCATCTTCCTCCTCCTCGTCAATCATCTCGACCTCATCGACAACACCGACAAGAGCATTGACAAGCGCCATTGCCTCGTTTATTGCATCAAACGTAGCTGTTACCTTGTACTTCATTTCTTCTTCCCTCTCTTTCTCTGTATCTCCGCCACCTGCCTTGCCCGGCGGTAGTTTTGCTGTTGCTCAATTGTGGCTCTCGCCTTCCAGGTCACATACTCGCCATACGTCATGCCGTGATCGGTGGCTTCCTTGGCAATTCGCTCAAGATCTGTCATCGTGTCCGCCTCCTATCATATCCTTGCACCACTCCCGCATAAGCCATCCCAGCCCGTACCAGACCGCAACAGCGACTATTGCAACGGGTAACATCTCACCGCCGATAGCCTTGTAGCCACGCTCGGCGTATGCTAACGCTGACAGCGGAACATATACCGCTATGCCTGCAAATGCTGTCACCCATATTCGCAACAACTGCGCAACAACGTAGGCGATTATCTTAGCTATTTTCATATCGTCACCTCGATATTCAGCTTATTCAGCCGTTCAATACCACGCTCAAGACGCTTGATGTCTATTCCCCAAACGTCATAAGCAACCTCTGTGTTGACGTACTGTGCGTTATAGTGCACTGTGCCTCGTTCGTGCATTGCTTCAAGCACAAGCTGCTTAAGCCTGCCGATCCTGCCGTTTCCCATATCGCCGAAAATAGCCCTGATGTCCTTATTGCCTATCTCGGTGTGCTCGTAATAAAGACGTATCGCCGCCGATATATCCGCTACCTGCGGTACTCTTACTCTGTGCTTTGTCATGTTTAATTCCTCCTTTATTTTATTTATGGTTCACTAAGCCACATGACAAATTACTCTTCTTCACCGTACACGATTTCTACATTCCGTGCGGCGAAATTTATCATTTTTGTTGCTACCGCCTTAGCGGATAAGCCTGTTGCTTTGGCTATGTCCTGCACCGTCTTGTATGCGGATTCCGAAACCATTACACGGTACTCTGTTCCGCTGTCGGCGATAAATCTCAGCTTGTCCAGCTTTCTCACCTCCTCCGGTTGTTGTGGCAGTTTCTTTTAGGAAACTGAATCGGCAAAAAAAATAGCGAATATCTTATCCTTAGATAAATCAAGGACTTCTGAAATCTTTGCTATTTCCGGCTGTTTAAACGATGTTTCGCCTTTCAAACGAGAATACAGCGTTTTTTTATCCAGCTTTATGCGTTCTGCAAGTTTGGGAACAGTTAATCCACACCTTGCGATTTCAGCATATAAATCATTAACATTCACCTTATCACTTCCTTTCTGTTTCCTTTAGGACACTTTGAGTATATCACAAAATATGTAACCTGTCAACCCCTTTAGGAAACTTTTTAGCCTAAATTGGAAAAAATAGTTGCATTTTTGAAACTCACATGATATAATAAAGAAAACCAAGCAAGGAGGTTATCTTAT